CTCTTTGTCATATGCCTTAATAAGGAACGTACCAGACCTAGCAGGAACAGAGGCAGACGTTGCAGGTCGTGCAATCTTATCAATAATAGTTGTAGAGTTAGACCAAGTAGCACCCGTTGTATTAGAGTTGTGCTTAATTTGGTAGTGGCTTAAGTCAGGGTCAGGAATTGGTGTCCACGACAAGAACAACGTACCACCAGAAATTTCTTTTGTAAGTCCGGAAACGTCAGAGGGGTCTCCTATAAAGGCGTTAATCTCTACGTCACTGAGGTACTCCCATTCACTTTTAATACCGAAAGTGTTTACAGACCTAGCCCTAAAATCATAGTCCCCTATCTCTAAGTCTCTTACCCTAAACTCCCCTAGCTGACCCTGACCAAATACTGAGAAGATAGTGTCACTAGATAGTTTATACTCAACCTCCACGTAGTCAATAGCTTCAGGTCGGCCAGAGGTTACAGTTGCAATAGCAATGTTGGATACTTTCTGGTTACTAACTTGAGCAGCCCCTACGACAGAAATACCTACACTTGGTGCAGTAAAGGGAGACACCAAGGTAGTGTTATCCCTTTCGTAAACGATACCATCATCAAACTCATCAAAGACACTCTCAGCAGTCTCACGTAGTGTTAAATCCACCTGTAGGTCAAGCCCATCAGCAAGACCAAAGTTCCAAGCTAATACCTGAAACTCTTTATTAGACCAACCAAAACGGGTGTTAGTTAAACGAACATTATCCCCCACTTGAATCTGCATAGCCCTAAGACCAAAGGAAGCGTTAACTGTTAACTGTTGTCTGTTGCCCTCTAAGGAAATTCTAGCTATACGACGAGCCTCAATAGAGTTGTCAGTAAACGGCAGGTCTACATCAGCTACAGACTCTTGACCGTTATCTGCACTAAGAAAGGCTGCACTGTCTACTTGCGGGTAGTCCGTTGTCTGCCAATTACTTTCTTCACCTCGGAATGTTCCCTTAACTACGTTAAAATTATCTCTGCGAGAGTGACGTGTAGCTACACTGATAGAGGAACGTAGGTCATCTTCATTAAGGTCAAGGGCGGGTGTAGTCCAATAAGCTGGTTTCATACGCCACTTACCTTGAGAGTACCACAACGTACCCCCCATAGAAGTTAGCAGATCGTTAATAATGTCGTAGGGGGTTAGGTCAGTAGTGAAAGCACCATTACAAGTGTACCGAGTAGTACCAGCACCTGTGTTAGTCTGGTTACACACAGTGACAGCAGAGTTAACCAAAGTGTCATCTATGTTAGCTGGTAGTTCAGAGAGACCGTAAGAGTTAGTTAGGTAGTCCCGTAGACACAGGGCAGGGTTATCAGACCACACTGTAGTATCTGTGGCAGGGTTGTAGAGCTTTTTACCTTTTACTTCTGCTGTGAACTGAGGGACGCTGTTAGGGTATACGTCAGCATCAAACTCTAGCCGCACATACATATAGGCAATGCCTGACAACTTACTTTCGGCTGTCCAATGTGCAGATTCACTAATAAGGCCACTGTTAGCAGGTTGATCAGAAGTGCCATATGCAAACTGAATACGTAGCTTACCATCATAACGATCAGAAGTACTACCATCAGCATCCACTACGGTAGGAATATTCCCACCTTCTACTTCTTCAAAGGACAGTTCTACTACAGTGGGACTTTTAACATCTGCACTAACTCCAACATCGGAGAACGCAACTCGGATATTAGACGTGGTTATTTCCATGTCGCTGCCATCAATATTTGCGGAGTAGGATTTACCATTTTTATTGATGGTAAGAACCCCATCTGTGTTGCCAGCAACGGGAGTAAGGTCAGCTTTACCGCCTGATATGGCACCGAGAGCATAATCATCAATACCAGAAGTTTTATTTTGACTAGGCGGGTCGAAGTCACCATCAACAATTGTAAAAGCCACAATTATGTCGGCAAAATCTATGTAACTGTCGTTAATATATATACGGTCAAAGGATTCAACTTCATGACCAGCTAAAGCAATAATACGGTGAAAGAATTTATTGTTAGTACCTGTAGCCTCGTCATATACAATAGCCCCACCAACACGCATCTTACCGTATATAATCTGGTGACTTAGTGCTGAACCTCTGCTGTTTACTTGATAACCACGATTAGCAGCCACTACTTTAGGTTTAGGGGATAGTGCGTTCAGTGCCAATCCAAGGACCATACGCATGGCGAAGGCTTGAAAATTAAAGGCAAAGCCCGTATACAGGCTAAAGGTAAATACACCCGGACCTACAAGTGCTCCAAGAATTATTCCACCTAAAGCCATTAGATTACCTTCCAGTACAAGTCAAGTTTAGAGTCTAACTTAATAGGAATTAGTCCGTCAGTATCTACAAAAAACCCGTACTCACCTTTAATCACACCGTAAGAGTGTCCTACAAGTCCCTCCAAGTCAGGTTTAGCTACAACACAACCGTCACTAGGTTCTAGGCTAGGTATAAGGTTATTATCTAAGTACTCGTTAAAAGACTTAACTTTGTGCTTACGACAAGCCATTATGTAAGCCCTTTTAGCTGTGTGTAAGTCACAGTAACCTTCTAACTCTTTGTCAGACAAGTCTACGTTAAAGCACTCCTTGGCATACTTAATAGCAAAAGCTATGCAGTCGTGTTTACCCCTAACCCAAGGCACGTCCCAATACTTAAGTATGAACTGCTCAACTTGCATGTTATCCGTCACTTTTTCGACCCCACGCTATGTTCTTATCTTGCAGGTCTTCTACAAAGTCTAAACCCCTATCATTAGGGTATATAGATTTCTGGTAGCCTGATGTAAAACGAGCTACCCTAACCCTCTCAAGATCAATCAGTCGGTTCTCAACCATCAACTCAATAGTGGCTGTATCCCCAGCATCAACAATGTTCATCTGATCCATGTAACCTGAGAACATTTGATTAAACCCTTTTTTAGTAGACTCTATAAGTATTTTAGAGCCGTCTTGTAGGAGAATAAAAGAACCACTCTCTTGTAGGATAGCACCACTAGAGAATGTACCAAAGTAGATGTTACACACACGACCCTGATAAGGCTCACTGAGAGCCAAGGACAGTGCTTCCGAGGATAAACCACTTATAGTAATGGTAGCCCCCTTAACAGACATTTCAGCAGTCTCTTCTATAGCTGATATATCTAGGATACTACCTGCACCAACCCACTGAGTACCGTCTTGAAGAACAAGAGTACCTTGACCTGTCCACATACGAAGGGTATTAGCTCCATCGAACTGAAGCTCAACAGCAAAGAAGGGGTAGACTACATCACTTTCAAGGCTCTCTATCGTTACTGTAGACAGGTCTCTGGACATGTTATGCGTTCTCCAATGCCGTGATACGGGCTAATGCTTCTTGCAATGATGCGACTAGCAATGGGACCAACTTGCTTTGATCAATGCCCTGTATATCAGGGACTGAACGAGTACCCATTACAGCGGGTGTAGTCTCCCGCCATTGCTTACCATCCTCTAGTGTCTCTGGTTGCTCTACATCTGCACTGTGAATGACCTCTTCTACTGCGTCATAGGCTTCATGGACCGCTGCTTTTGCAATGACTTCTGCTTTAATAATATTTCCATCTACATCGTAATAAGCGGGACTAGCTTCAATAGCTGCGGATAATTCGTTGAAACCTGCCTCTGAGCCAGCGGTATAAATGTCACCTGTTGCTGCTGATACCTGATACTCTTCGTCCATCATGGCGTCTTTGGTGCCTGTGACAGCCTCTGGGACAACGGCTTGGGCCTCGTGTGCAAGGAAGCCATCAACACGAGTACCGTCTGCAATCCACTTAAAGTTCACTGGGTTAAGTGCCAGCACACGATCACTTGCACCTGTCATTGGCTGTGCGTCAGTCTTTAGGCGGTAGTCGGATGAGGTGTTGTAGGCTGTGGATGAACCAGAAACAGAAATACTCCCCACTTTTCCTGTATCTTTGTAAAACTCAACTGAATCACCATCATTTAAAAGCCTGCGCACTTGAAGGCTGTTAGTACCAGAAGCTGTAAATAAACCAAGTCCAGTTGCCCTTATTTCACCACCAACGGTAGTGCCATTAGAACTCGTTTTACCCACCAACAAGTTACCGCTGCTGTCGATGCGCATACGTTCTGTTAGCTCATCAGTAGTCGTAATAGCTGGACTGTGGGTGTAAAACTTAATCTGTGTACCCCAATCACTGCTGCTCTGACGGGAAAAGCCTATACCAGATGAAAGGCCATCATTTTGACCTGCAAGAATGCCTACTTCTGCGTCTGCACTTCCAAAACTACCATCAAGACGCAAAGCCCCACCATCAAAAGCACTGCCAGAAGTTTTGCTTGCTGTGTTTGGTGTAACGCCAACGTGCAATGGATTTACCATTGAGATGACGCCAATCCCTACGTTGCCGCTGCTGTCGATGCGCATACGTTCTGTGCCAGTGCTTGCAAACGTCAATGTGCCATTAGAAGATTCTTGCGCATCAAGTATTACCCCTGCATCATTTCCTGTTTTTTGAAATGTACTAATCTTTAAACCAGATGAATCTAAACCAAAAACGGATTGTAAACCATTTGTTGTTCCCTCAACTTGCAAAGTTGCACTAGGCGAACTCGTCCCAATGCCCAACCGCTCGTCAGCACTCTTCCACACAAACTTTGCCGTGGTGCCTGTGTCCTCGTAGAAGCTGATGTCGCCGCCTGTATAAACACTTAGCTTTTTCTGCCAAGTGCCGCCATTCGTCATATCAATATTTAGCTTATTGTCTGTTTGATCTAGACGAAATGCTGCACTAACAGTTGTATCATCTGGGTCAATAACAATTTGACCAGTACCCGCTGTATTACTACGGCCCTCTTGCGCTGTAATTACTGCACTTGAAGTCAGCCCATCGCTGGTCAAAGTCCCCGTGATGTCTACGCCTGTGCTGGTGGTGGCGAGTTTGGCTGCGTTGTCGTGGTATAGACTTACTGCACCATCCGTAAGGAACTGAGCCATATACTCAGTTGCGCCCTTTTGGATAAACACACCTGTTCCGTCTGAGTGTAACTCAAGTTTCCCACCGCCAACATCTGCTATCTTTGAGTTACCATCATGGTAAATCTGAAGGTCAGACCCAGTACCAAAGATAGCCTTGACGTTATCACCAAGAGCCAAGTCGCCCGTCATGGTATCGCCAGTGATCCTTACGAACCCTGATGCACTATCAAAGGCAGTCTTTAGTTCAGCAAGAGTAATTGATTTTGTCTCATCCGCTGAGGTATCTACAACAACAAACTCATCAGCGTCAACAAGGTTAGCACCAGTGATATTAGTTAATTGGGTAATTTTCTTATCGGCCATTAGTGTATATCCTTATTATATCACAACTTCTACGGCTTCAAACGAGATACCGTAAGCAGAGGCATTATTGATAGACCAAGAGGTTACATTCTCTAACAACCTAAAGACCCCTTTAGGGGAACTTAACACTGCTGTGGAACTTGTGTATGCGCTTCTAAGCGAAGGCCATATCTGTATTGTACCATTACCAGTTTGATCTAACAGCACTTGATGGAGTTTAGAAGTACCAGCAGATCCTAGCTGAATGTAATCACCAGCCTTAAGTGTACCTGTCATAACTACAGTGGCAGAGTCAGAACCGACTGTACCCGTTACGACACAAGAACTAACGTCACCCCTTGGCGTAGCATAGTCAGGATCACCTAATAGGAATGTCCCTTGTGCGCCCTTAAGTCCTACTAGCATAGCCTTCCACTCAGCAGCCTTATCACGACGAACAGAAGGGATGCTTACGGATGCTTCCCACCTCTGCCCACCGTGGGAAATAACCTGTTGTTTATATGTAAAAGGAGACTGAGAGGTAGCTACAGCATTAACTGCACGTAACTCAATACTTTCAATCCCTATAGTAGTTGGTGTACTTAGTGGGTAC